AGATGCTTTACTAACTACTTATGCAAATAATGTTGGAGTGCAACAGGGATCAGATACAGCGACTAATTCTGCAAGCGTTCAATCTTTAGTTACTTCATTGCCTGATTCAATTATTGCAACTCAAACAAGAACAAAAAGAAACTCATTGTTGCGCCAATCGGATTGGTCACAATTACCTGATACCAATGTAGATAAGGTTGCATGGGCAACCTATCGTCAAGCATTGCGTGATTTACCAGCGCAAGTGGGGTTTCCTAATAATCCATTGCCTATTGCCCCAACATCTTAATGTATCTTTTCCTTGCCATTCCTAATTTTTGTGGGAGTACGCTAGTTCATTCTTTATTAGAAACTGTGCCTAGCGTAGTACCTCTCACCTGTAAGAAACAATATGGCAAAGATGATTTTGTAGAGGGTAATTGCATTGTTGGTAATAGGGGCTATAGAAAATTTAATCTCGGTCCACATTCAATAGAAGCGAATATGCTTCATGTTCACCAAAACCCTAAAAATTATGACTGGGCTTTTATTAAGGAAGTTTGGGAGCAAAATTGGATTGCTAGTAATTACCTTGCCACAATTAAACTTCAGAAAACTCCAAGCGATGTGCTTCGTATGGAGATAATGAACAAAGCGTTTCCAGATGCTATGTGGATTCTTTCTGTTCGCAATCCTTATGCCTATGTTGAATCTATTATGCGTAAGGCTACTTTTGGAATGTCGCCAATTATTCAACTAGATCAAATTTGCTTTCATGTTTTAAAAGTAATGGAATTGCAAATTGAAAATGCTAAATTACTGGGCAATCATGCTTATGTAATGACTTATGAAGATTTTATTGCAAGACCCGAATACCATCGGGATCAAATGGCAAAGTGGATACCTGATTTAAAATACATTGACTTTAAATCGCAAGAGTTAATGGTTAAAGGCAGTAAAGTCATTGAAATTAAAGATGATAGTCAAATGCGTATTCAGAGTTTAATAGATAATGTACCAAACATCATTTCGATGATTAATGAGCATTTTAGACCAATGGAACACTTACTTAAATATTGGGGATATGAACTATATGAAGATTCTTGTGATGGGACTGCCGGGGTCGGGGAAAACCACTTTAGCCAAAGAACTATCGAAAAGGCTCAATGCTATACACATTAACGCCGATGATATGCGTAATCGTGTTTGGACTGATTTAGATTTTTCACCATCTTGTAGGCTCATTCAGGCTCAAAGAATGGGCGCTTTATCAGATGTTTTGAATGAACAAGGCTTTACGACTATTGCTGATTTTATTTGCCCAACGGATAACACTAGAGAAAACTTCGGAAAAGGTATCGTAATTTGGTTGGACACCATTAAAGAAGGTCGTTTTGATGATACAAATAAACTATTTGTAATACCAAAAGAGTATGATTTTAAAGTTACTACCCAAGATGCTAAAAAGTGGGCATTAGAAATATCAGCTAAATTATTAGGAGAAAATAATGGATAACAGCTTAACGGCATTTTTATGTTTGTGTTTAGGTATCTTTGTTGGTGCTTTTTTCTGCTATTGGGTTAAAGATGGAAAAGATAAAACTATCCTTCTTGATGATTGCAATGCAATTAAGTCTGCACAAAATACCTTTGTAACCGCCGCTTTAGTTCCTTATGGCATGGATATACCCGCACCTACGGATGATGATCCTTCTGCTACTGCTAGGGTATTTACAGATTCAACTGTTCAAACAGCTTTAAATACTTATTACCAGCAAACTGCTCAAATTCCTTAATAAAATTAAGTAATTTTGCTTGTTTTTCGTTACAATTTGTAAGTGCTTGGTGATGCGGGCTAGATTAAGGAAAACTTATGACAATTCAGCTTTTTGCCAATAATGCAAAAACAACGCTTGCCGCACCTATTAATGCTACACAGACTACTATTACAGTAGCTCCCGGAACAGGTTCGCTTTTCCCAAACCCTGCTTCTGGTCAAGCATTTATGGTTACTTTAGTTAGTGCCGCTTCATCTACAACTTATGAAATTTGCCTTTGTAATGGAAGATTGGGCGATACTTTATCAGTAATAAGAGGTCAAGAAGGAACTTCTGGAACACCTTTTTTACTAAATGATATTGTTGGTAACTTTGATACCGCTGGCGTAATGAATGGATTGGTTCAAGCTGTTCAGCTTCAAAATCAATATTTTTTATTTGCAGTAGCTAGTGGATCAGCAAACGCTTTAACTGCTACTATTCCTTCGTCTTTAACAACAGTCCCTAACGGGATGTCTATTGTTATTCAGTCTGCTTTTGCCAATACTGGAGCAACTACTTTAAACTTAACTTTAGGATCTACAGCAACAGGGGTTTTGCCTGTTCTTTCTGTAAATGCTACAGCCCTTATTGGTGGTGAAATTCCTTCTGCTGGATACCCAATTACCTTATCTTATAGCTCAATTTACAATGCTTGGGTTATTACTGATGGTAATGTGAACTTAAACGCTTATGCGCTTATTAATAGCCAAACCTTTACTGGTACTCCTAGAGTTCCAACTCCAGCTATTAATGACAACAGTACCATTATTGCCAATACAGCTTATGTTAAAAACAATCTAGCTAACTATGCTCCATTATTTAGTCCAGCATTAGTAGGCGTTCCAACTGCTACTACAGCTACTACAGGAACAAATAATACTCAAATAGCGACTACTGCATTTGTGCAAAATAGCTTACAAGTTGTTCAAGGATTAGGCTTTGGGGGTACTAGCTGGCATATAGTTTCAAGAGGCTTTAATACAGCTTATGTAAACTCTTATAGTTATCCAATAGTGGTTAGTGCAACTGCTACTTGTTCTGTAACTTCTACTATTCAAGCCTATATTAATGGACAATTAATACAATGGTTTCAATGGCAGTTTAACGGATGCGGTTCTTATGGCGGTGCTTTTGTTATTGTCCCACCGGGTGCTACATACCAATTAAATAGTGGTCAAGGTGTCTATAACTGGGCAGAACTATATTAAGGACTATGAATGAAACACTATAAAGATTCCAATAATAAGCTCTATGGTTTTGCTTTAGATGGTTCTCAAGACCATTTAAAACCTAAAGGATTAACTGAAATTTCTGTACAAGAAGCTGAATCTATTGGTATTTCTAACTATAAAGAAACAATACCAACTGGATTTGGCGTAACTGATTATTATCGTAATAGGTTACATAGTTATCCAGATATGGGTGAATTTATGGATGCTTGGGTTAAAAATGACCAAGTAGCTTTAGAAGAATATCGCCAAAAATGCCTAGCTGTTAAAGCTAAGTATCCAAAACCTGAAGGATTTTAATTATGACTTACAACTATGGTAGCCCCATTACAGGCACTCTTACTGAAACTACTTTAGAAGTATTAGTTCCTAATTTGGTTTATCCAGCAACAATTGTTCTTAATTCTTCTGATGAAACTAGAACAATTCAATTTTCTTTAGATAATGGGGTAAGTTACTATGGTGCAGTAACGCCTACTGGAACTGCAACTGGTCAAATTTACTATGTTTTGACTTTCCCAGTTACAGAAATTAAATTTACTGGTGTAACAGACGATACTTACGCAATTATTTAATAGCGTTGAATAGGGAAATATTATGACAATGCTACTATTTGCTAACCAAGCACAAACAACGCTTGCCGCACCTATTACAAGTGAATCCACAACTTTAACTGTTGCAAGTGGTACTGGTCAATATTTTCCTCAACCAGTAGGCGATGAAATATTTAAAGTTACCTTAATTAATTCAACCAATAATTTACAAACTGAAATTTGCAATTGCACAGCTAGAACAGGTGATGTTTTAACAGTCCAAAGAGGTCAAGAAGGAACTGTTGCCCAAGCATGGAAATTTAGTGATTTTGTTACTAATTTAGTTACTGCTGGAACATTACAATCTTTTAGCCAAGTTTCAGGATGGAGTGGTTACTCAGGTATTAGTGGATATTCAGGATTCTCTGGCATAGGCGATTCAGGTTACTCTGGCTATTCTGGATATTCTGGTCTTGATGGTCAAAGTGGTTATTCAGGATTTTCAGGTATTGATGGTCAATCGGGGTATTCAGGATCAGGAATAAGCGGTTATTCTGGTTTTTCTGGATATTCAGGTATTTCTGGTTTTAGTGGTTATTCAGGATTTAGCGGACATTTTGGTCAAAGTGGATATTCTGGAAAAAGTGGTTACTCTGGAAGCGGAATAAGCGGGTATTCTGGAAAATCTGGTTACTCTGGATTTTCAGGAAAATCTGGTTTTTCTGGAAGTGGCATTAGTGGCTATTCAGGATTTTCTGGCTATAGTGGATTACCCGGTGCGGCAATTAATGTTATTGGAACTGTTCCAACAGCCGCCGATTTGCCACCAACAGCAAATATAAATGATGCCTATGTAACCGCTGATACAGGCAATCTATGGGTTTATACAGTATCAGGATGGATTGATATTGGACAGTTTGTTGGTGATAGTGGTTACTCTGGTTATTCGGGTTCTGGTGTTTCTGGGTACTCTGGTGATTCAGGTATATCAGGATTTAGCGGTGATTCTGGCATTTCTGGTTTTTCTGGAGATAGTGGTATTTCTGGTTTTTCTGGTGATTCAGGAATTAGTGGATTTTCTGGAGATAGCGGCATAAGCGGATACTCTGGCGATAGCGGTATTTCTGGGTATAGTGGAGATAGCGGCATAAGCGGATATTCTGGCGATTCTGGAATTTCTGGTTATTCAGGCGATAGCGGAATATCAGGTTTTAGTGGAGATAGTGGCATATCAGGCTTTTCAGGTGATTCTGGTATCTCAGGCTTTAGTGGTGATTCTGGTATCTCAGGCTATAGCGGTGATAGCGGAATTTCTGGTTATTCTGGTGATTCTGGAATAAGTGGTTATTCTGGAAATTCTGGTATTAGTGGTTATTCTGGATCAGGAATTTCTGGTTATTCTGGAGATAGCGGAATTTCTGGGTATTCTGGCTTTAGCGGTTACTCTGGCATATCAGGATTTAGTGGCGATAGCGGAATATCGGGTTACTCAGGTGATTCTGGTATTTCTGGTTGGTCTGGTGATAGTGGAATAAGTGGCTATTCTGGTGATTCAGGTATATCTGGTTTTTCTGGTGATAGCGGTATTTCGGGTTATTCAGGATTTTC